GTTATTTTTTTTTTCTTTTTTAATAAGCATCGCATAATGTGAAATTTACCATAAAGAGAAGAACATGGATAGTCGAGTTATTCTTTCAAAGATAGTTACTCTAATCTACCGCTCTCGTATCATTGGTAACAATGAAAACGATGACCTTGCACGTACCATCTTAAATACTATCAAGACCGATGCACCTGAATTCAATTTCAACGGTCATAACGCTATTAAACGTTTAAAAGAATTTGCTCTTGAGATGTTGGAAGAGAAAGACCAAATTGCTAAAGAAGTTATTACGCAAAGTCTTGCTCTTATCTTAGAAAATGATTCTAAACTTCTAGGTATTATTAAAGATTCTATTGAGCCTGATCATGATGATTCGTCTAATAAACGTATTATCACATCTATGATCAAGCTACTTAATAACTATTATAAAGAGCATGTTGCTATTGAAATACTCAATAAAGCAACTTATGATCTAAAGTTTAATCGTGCAAAGATTACAAACTTTAGTGATTATCTGAAAACAACTCTTTCTAATCTGGAACCATTGACGAGTGTCATCTCGACTTTGAAAGATCCAGCAGTTGTGAATGAAATTGACTTTGATAATCCAGAATCAGTTACAACTGTTTTTGAAGAAGTTAAAAGCCTGAATAATAATACAGGTGTATATAAGTTTGGATGGCAAGATGTCAACACAATGACTCAAGGCGGTGTACGCCGTGGAGAAAGTGTTGGTATCGAAGCACTTCAGCATAAATATAAAACTGGTTTTTCTCTATCAGCCTTTATTCAGCTTGCAACAGAAAATACTCCGATTGTAACTAAAGAAGAAGCAGAAGCTGGAAAGAAACCACTTCTTGTTCGTATTTCGTTTGAAGATAACTTAACGAACAATCTGCAATTCATGTATCAGTATCTTAAGGCCATGGAAGGCACACCAGTCTCCGCTAAGGACTTTGGTGAACTCTCTGCTGAAGAGATGTCTGCATACATTCTAGCGCGTCTTACAGCGACTGGATTCAAGATTAAAATGCGTCGTGTTGATCCATCACAATGGACATACTCGTCACTTATTAACTATATCTTAGAACTTGAAGCACAAGGTTATGCTGTTCATGTTCTTATGTGTGATTACCTATTGAAGATGCCAACTACTGGTTGTCTACAAGGTGCTGCTGGTCAAGATAAACGTGATTTAGTTCGTCGCGTCCGTAACTTCTGTTCAGCACGTAACATCGCTTTCATTTCACCTTACCAGCTTTCTACAGAAGCTAAACAACTTATTCGGAATGGTGTTCCTGAACATCAGTTCGTTAATGAAATTGCAGAGAAGGGTTATACCGATGGTTGTAAGACTATCGACCAAGAACTCGATCTAGAACTTTACATACATCTATTTACACATAAACGAAGAAAATACCTGGCTGTTCGACGAGGTAAACATCGTCTTTCAACAGTTATTTCAGATGAAGATAAATATGTTATTTATAGATTCCCTGGATTAAATATTCCTATCCTTGGAGATTTGCATTGTGAAAGTACAGGGATGCGAAAGCTACCTAAAGACTTTGACGATGCAGATAGTGGTAATATTCTTGAAGAAGTTCTCGCATAAGGAGATTCAAAATGGGTTGGCATGATCATCGTGGGTGTGTTCCTCCTAAGAAGTCTGATGAGGAAAAGAAACAAACACCCGAACAAGCTAAGCAATAGTTTGTGAAATGTCGGAGGCGTACCAAAGCGGTTTAATGGAACGGATTACTAACCCGTCGTAGGGAAACCTACCGTGAGTTCGAATCTCACCGCCTCCGCCAATTAAAAAATAAATATTTCGGTATATTTATTGGAGATTACAAATGGATCAAATCACATCTTTTCTCGGTTATGTTGGTGTTATTGCTGTTGGTGCAGAACGCCTTACCGATGTAATTAAACGTATGTATCTTGAAAAGAAAGAAGTTCCTGGCTACGTGTATCAATTGATCACATTTGCTTGTGGCTTCGCTCTTTGTTTTGTTCAGCCTCCGGAATTCAAACTGTTCGGGTTTAATCAACTGACTATTGCAATTATGGTTGGACTTTCTGTTTCTGGTTCTTCAAGTGCTTGGCATGATGCCTTAGGCGCTTTGAATAACTTTAAAAAATCATTAGAGTTGGTTCCTGCTAAGGAAGAGACTGCTAAGTAATTTGAATTTTTCTTAATTGCTTATATATTACTTGTTATTGTATTAGTAAAGGTGATGTATGAGTCAAAAAAATATTAACACTATTCTGGATAAGATGGATGCTAATGACAAAGAACGTTTCTGGTCCAAGGTAGACATTAGATCTGAAGAAGAGTGTTGGGAATGGAAAGATGCTTTAAATTCAAAAGGCTATGGACATTTAAGTATAGGTGGAAGATCTGGAAAAGATATTTTATCACATAGAATAGCTAAAACTCTTTCTATGGGAACAGAAATACCAGATGGTTTATTAGTCATGCATGTGTGTGATAACCCACCTTGTTGTAATCCCGGCCATTTAGATCTTGGCACAAATCAAGATAATTTAACCGACATGGTTAATAAAGGTAGAGCAGCCACTAGTTTTGGTAATGCTAAAATTGACTGGGATGTTGTCGACACCATAAGACAATCTTCTCTCACTGGTAAAGAACTATCAGAACAGTTAAATATTCCGAAATCATCTATATCTGAAATTAAAAATCATAAAACATGGAAAGAAGAACATAGGGAAAAGGCTATTGTTCCTATGGATGTGGATATTTATCAACTTCAAGTTGATGATGACTATATACGAATGATTATTTAACGCCGGGCTAGCTCAGTTTGGTAGAGCAGCGCATTTGTAATGCGAAGGTCATCTGTTCGAGTCAGATGCTCGGCACCAACAAACAAAGAGATATACACCACCAGGAAACTGGTGGTGTATATTTTACTTTTCTCTTTTAGAAGTGTAGTAACTTGCATTAGTTGCTTTGCAAGTAAATGTATCTATCATATGCATACCGTCTTTAATTTCAACAGTTTGATCGATAGGAAGACTGTCAAGATAAACACTAACTTCTTTATTTAAGCACATGTTACAAAGCTTAATTTCTTTATGACCAATACAATACTGATCATGTTTGATACATGTTGCTAAGTCCATTTATTCCACCTAAGTAAGATAAGTAATCAACCAATTTTATTTTTACACTTTTTTTAATGATGTGTCTATAATAAGGACAGTATATGTTCAAACCACAAAGAGCAAGAGATACAATAGAAGAAGAACTTATCAGGTTACTTCTTAAGTACAAAGAACTTATCATTATGACTAAGTATGACGGTGTCCGTTGCTTAGTTGAAAACTGTATCGTAAAAGGAAAAACATTAATTCCTATCCCTAATAAATATATTCAGTCTCTTTATGGTAATGAAGAATATGAAGGTAAAGAGTTTGAGTTAGTTGTGTTAGATCATAAGGGTGAATATGATCCGATAACCTGTTGTCGTGAAACAGTTAGCTTTACTAATAGTGAAAATTTAGTAAGAGCACATCACTGTATCCTTATTGATAACTTTCAACTAGGTGAATTTCCTTTCGAGGATCGATTACTTAATCTGGATTTATTCACTAAAGATCATCCTAAATTTAAATTACCGCATTATATTATCGCTTCAACGATTGAAGAGATTCTTCACTACGAAGATAGTATATTAAAAACAGATAACGAAGCCATTATTATTCGTAATCCAGAACTTACTTATAAAGAAGGAGCATCTTCTAAAGAAGGTGAACTGTTAAGACTAAAGCGTTATATTTCTGAAGAAGCTATTATTGAAGATGTCTTACCGGCATTTACTAATAACAATGAACCTAAAGAGAATCTTCTTGGTAATATGGAAAGAAGTTCACATATTGATGGTAAAGTTGCTAAAGAAGAAATAGGTAAGTTCTTCTGTACATTAGTCAAAGACATACATGACCCTTGGTCTGGTCGTTTGATCGCAAGGAAGGGTAGTTCCTGTGTCGTTGCGACGGGTAGTATGACTAAAGATGAAAAGATAAAACTCTATCAAGAGAAAGAAAAACTTAAAGGAAGAATGATTAATTTCAAGTCATTCCCTAAAGGTACTAAAGATAAACCTAGATTTGCAACCTTTCAGTATTTTGTTCCAACATTTGATTCACCAATTTAATTTTATTTTTAACAATAATAAACTGACAATCGCATAAGGATCATCATGAATTACAAACTTGACACAGATACACATGTTTATTTTTATGAACAAGAGTTTTATGTGCTATCTAATTTTTCTTCTTTTAGAGTTTGCTGGAAAGGTGTTAATTTTGATACCGCTGAAGCAGCTTATCACTGGGCAAAGTTTCCAAATGACCCAGATATTCAAATACAAATTCTAGATGCTATGTCTGCTCATGATGCATTTAAGATAGCACAACTTGAAAAGAATAAACGTAGACCCGATTGGGATGACGTAAAAGTTGAAATAATGAAAGATATTCTTTTTGCTAAGGTTTTACAGCATGAGTATGTCTATAAAAAACTTATGGAAACAGGTAGTCGTAAGTTAGTTGAAGACTCTTGGCGGGATGATTTCTGGGGTCATGGTCCAGATAAAAATGGACAAAATATGTTGGGTGTACTTTGGCAAGAAGTTCGGTCAGAGCTTAATAATTAATTTAAAAGGAGTTTGTCATGCGCTTTCGTAACGTGTTTCTCGGCATCGGTTCAGCTTTAGTTGTTACTGTTCTTCTTCTATCTGACCCTGACTCAGGTTTTGTTAAGAATCTGCCTTTTGGCGCAGGTACTCTCAGCTTCCTGATTATTCTTGTTTCAAGTGTTCTTTATATTGGCGTTCTTCATCTTGGTCGTCGAGCGTTGTTTGACTATATCGATCTTGAAGAATATTTCAAGAAAGCAAAACTATCGCCTGAAGGTGCTGGTTATGCACTTATAGCAATAGGACTATTTTCCGTTGCTATCTCTATTGTGATTCTAGCAGCCTCTAAGATTTAAGGAGGATGTCATGCAGGCAATGCGTGATTATAGTTGGGGTCAAGGTAAGGTTGAAGAAGTAACTGGATTAAATCGTGATCAGCGAGAGTCTCAGGCTTGTCAACGTCGTCTTGCTCAAATGGAAAAGAATAGACAGAAACAACAGAAAAGAAAGCCTAATGCACTCGAAGTAAAGTCTAAGGCTGAAAATTCTATTATTAATGGTTAAGTGATGGAAACAAACCCATTCATCTTAGCAAATTTACAAGAAGGTGAATCTTGCAAAGAGATGGTTATGGGTGATATTCCTTTATTCACCCAAGATCATTATGATGTAATAAAACAAATTATAACCGAGAGTGAAACTTTAACTCATATCGGAACAAGAATATATTTTAGAAAATCAACTATAGATCATGTTAAAGTTTGTACAGAACGTAATGAACCTATTGATTATGGTTTAGAACAAAGTAACTTTTGTGACTTAACTGTAATGGTGAGAATAAATAGAGAGATAAGTCCGCATTTAGCGGCTTGTGATGTCATTGAAAAAATCTTTACATTTGTTAAACCATCACTACGATTCCACTAAGATCAAGAGAGCTTCGGCTCTCTTGATTTTTTATTTATTTTCTCATTAAGTGAATTTTAATTAGGAGTTTAAGATGGGACGTTTAACCAGTGATGATAGAAAGTTTGGTCCTATAACTTACGGTAAAGCAAGTTGGAACGCATTCCGTGCTATCTTAGATAGCGGTGGTTCTGATGACGATGAAGATAAAATCGAAACTACTCTAACCGTTTATATGTTTGGTTGGGTGTTCCGTGTTTGTCTTGGACAACTTATTAAACCTATCACTTATAAAGTTAAAGCAGGATGGGATGAAGCAACCATCGCTAGACTAGGTAGAGACTGGTACGATACTTCATTCAATAAAGAATATGGTTTTAGTTATCACGAAGGATTTCTTCAGGTGTTCTTTGGGATACAAAATGACATGGGACACTATACCCATGTTGACAATGAAGGCTTTGTAACATACAGTCCTAAAGATCCTAATAAGACATATACACCTATTACACAAAGAAGTAGGTCTTGGCATCTTCCATGGACACAACTTCGTACAACAGAATATCGTTTATTCGATGATAAGAATAATATCTTTAAGGAACTAAAGAATAATAAAGGTATTGCATTCAAAGAACTTTTTGATCCAAATGTAGATTGTCCAACGGTCAATTTTCTTTTAAAAGACTTTGATGGTGTTATGGTAACAGCAAAGACACATATTGAAGAAACTGTTTATCGTAAAGGTATCGGTAAATTCAAATGGGTGTCATGGTTTACTAAACCACTTGCTTATCGTCAACTTAAAATTAATTTTGATAAAGAGACTGGTCCTGAAAAGGGAAGCTGGAAAGGCGGAACAACAGGAACGTCTTTTGATGCCACTGATTATAAAAATCATTACGAAGCTATTAAGGCTTTTTGCGATGAAACACATCGTTCAAAATCTGGTCGTTACAAAATGCAGTATTTAACAAGGGAGCTTCCAATATGATCGTTGGGTTAACAGGATTAATAGGATCAGGTAAAGATACGGTAGCTGATCATCTAGTTAGCAAATATGGGTTTATCCAATTGTCTTTTGCTGAATCCGTTAAAGATGCACTTGCTGTTATCTTTGGTTGGGATCGTCAGATGCTTGAGGGTAAAACACCTGAACATCGTGACACTAGAAACAAGGTAGACTATTGGTGGGCTAAACGTTTAGGTATTCCAAACTTTACACCACGATTCGCAATGACAACATTTGGTACCGATGTCATGCGTAAACATTTTGATGATCGTATATGGGTGCTTTCAGTTGAAGATAAAATTACCCGTCTTCAACAAAAAGACCCTAACGTAAGAATTGTTATATCTGATGCTCGATATGTTAATGAACTTAAGATGCTGCATCATCTTGATGCTGTTTTATTTGAAATTACAAGAGGTGGTTTGCCAGCTTGGTGGCGATCTGCTCTTCAGTATAATAAACTTGATAGTAATTTTGAAAAGAAACTTTATAAATTTTATTTATCACATATTTCTAAAGAACCTAATATCTTTAATCAGAATGTTCACTCGTCTGAATATGATTGGATTGGTTATCGTTTTGACCATACTTTATTCAATGATAGTAGTATTGATGTACTTAAACAAAATGTAGATATGTTTATTTCGCTTCGTCTTACGTACCAATAAAACTAACAGCCAGAGGGAATACCTCTGGCTGTTAGTTACTATGCACTGACTGTTAAATACCCACTAATATTAATCTTGTTAGGATTGTTATTAGTGATAATACGAATTAGATTAGTAATAAAACGATACTGGAATAAGTTAACATCCACATTAGCGTTACCGATATGCGGATGAATCTCAACCAGATTATCAGGCATGTTATGTTTAATTGGATCTAAATTTAAAAGTTCTTTATAAGGAGCTTGATCAAGTAAAGTAATAATAGTTCCGTCGTTATAAGGAGAAGTATACAAAGAGGCTGAAATATTTCCATCAATCATATCCTGAATAATCTTTCCAACAAGCGGAGAGAAAATATAGTAATGATCTGCGATAATGTTTGTTTGATTAATAGTGGGTTCAGGGAAAATCACATTAAACAAATCTGAAATACGTTTATTCTTTTCTATATCACTTTCAAATAAAGGAAGTGTTTCTTTATCAGTAATAGATTTCAATGGTACAAAGGGTTCTTTAATAACATAAGGAAGACCGTTTAAAGGGTTATTCATTCTTACAGTGTTATCTTCTTCAGCAAACGTTATAGAACTACGATTCTGAAGTTTACCTTTAACATAGACCGTCATGACACGATCATCACGAATATCGTAAGCATTGTTTCTTAAGAGAACACCATGGTTAACAAACCCAGTTTTCTCATGTTTATTAATCTCAGTTTTATCCAGAGTGAAACCATACATTCTGATATGAATATCTTGCATATAAGTTACATAGTCAAGAAACTCTTTATTGCAAATTGATACATAAGGGAAATTGATAAAGTAATCTAACCCATAAGTTAGTTTATGTTTATTAAGATATATCTCAATATGAGAATAAGGAACATCTACCGGGAAGGTCTGTAGACCTGTACCACGATCTTCCTGAATTGTTAATGGAAAATACAAAGTACCATCAACAGCTTCCATACTTAAATTATAAACATTAGGTTGATTTAAATAAACTATCTTAACTTTATGATCGCTAGGTTCTGTTAACTGTAATGTATTCCCATTAACAACGCAACGATTAGAATCATTCGTAATATCTTCCCAGTTAGTGAGTCGTGAAACACCACTAAAATAAGCCGACAATACTTTAAACTCATTATGCAACAATGTCACGGATTCATTATTAGCGAATAGTCTACCAAAATCAGCAGGTGTTTCACCAAACAAGAATTCAACATAACGTGTTGTTGGATTGTTAAATAAATAAACAGGACCAGATGTGGTATAGTGACCTAAAAACTCACCAGCTGAATTATACTCAAAAGCTAATGAATCAGTATGGTACAAAGGAGGGACCTGAATGTTTGTAATATCCGGTATAGCGGTAACAGGAGTATTGGCAAAATAATAAGACACGCCACCGTACCCCATTGCGCTAATAGCAAGATCAACGGATATATTTTTAATACCGTTTAAGTTACATATTTTAAAGTAGTCACTATTTTCAAGTGTCTCAGCTCTAAAATCTGTCAAGGTATAACCTGTGTTAGATAGAACATCAAGTTCGACACTCTGGGGTAATTTATAAAGTTCATGTAATTTAGGAGCACTGTAAACTAAATCTCTCGTTACACCCGCTTTACGTGAGAATAGAACAATGATTTTATCTTGTATAGCACCAGTCGTAAGGTTTGTAACCTCTTGAGCTGTGTTGTTAATAAATGAAGTATAGAAACTATAATCTTTATCAGTAACATTACGAACAGCATAATCTTTGTGTTGATAGAAAAACAACCCTTTAGTTACTAACTGGTTGTCATCACTAACATACACTTCTAAGTCATCTTTAAATTGAATAGAATTAATGACGTTATCTCGGAATACAAGATACTTTAATTTGTTGTCTTTGGTAGAATCAAAAGTCCTTAAGTCATTAATTGTAAACTTCTCTTTCGAAATGATCGATTGATCGTAAACAACTTCAACATAACTATTATCAGGAATATTCAGATTTAAACTATCGGTATAATAACCATCTACATAAACAATAGCTTTACCACCAGCAGACTGCCAACCAGCAATCAGATTTTGTAAAGCAACTTTATCTACATTGTTAAATACATAACTAGATGCATGTTGAATTCCATTACATACAGGATAAGAAAGATATTCGTCTGTAGCAAAGAAACTATTACTATAGACATGTAAATATTTAAAACTATCAACATCAAATTTTTGCTTAAGAGTATATTCAAACTCCATTGCAATGATTAGACTGTTTTCATCAATGAACGAATAATAGATATGTTGTCTTGGATAAACAACACCCTTTTCGTTATAGATCTTTAAGAGATAGTTGCGAGCAACCATATCGTCACTGACTTTAACCCAGACATCCTTATACCAATCTTTACCTTGACGGAGAAGATTAAGGAACTGTGGGTTAAGGTTACCGATCACAAAGACGTGATAACGATACTGAGGATTTGGTAACCTTTTTGTGACATTATAAACACTAACAACAGAAGTTAGCGGTTGATTAACTTTATTAACTCGAACAAGAGAAAAGCTAAACTGTTGATCTTGTCCAGGAGCACAGTAAATATTCTCAAGTGCAAACTTCTGGAGTTTGTTCATTTTAGTCCTCTTTGTATTCTCTCGTTATATAAATAAGAGATTTTAGGAATTCGTCACCAACACCCTTTTTATTCAGCTTCTCGACAATCGTACCAATAAAGTTTTTACTGAATGAACGTTGTGTCAATGCGGCAAACACGAGAGAAACCCAAGTGGGAGGATGTTCCAGAGATAACAGAACAAGTTCCTTACCATTCAGACCAACCCAGTTATTTGCTAAGGTGTTGATTAACACATTGCTGTCCAGATTCTTCAATCTGATGTTACCTGTGACATCGTAACAGGCTTTGCAGTAATCATCAATATTTTCTAAGTCACCGATCTTCTCGTAAACTTCTTCGATAAGTTTCGGTACCATGATGTCTTCTTTCAGACGGACAATCAACTTACCAAAATCATCTTCATCGTAGTTATTCGTAAATAACTTTGAGTAATAAATTAAACTAAGAATACGGAGTTGAAGTTGGTTATTAAGATCTAGACCAAACTTTTTAGTTAAATTTTCTGATAACCAACTGGCAAAGCAAAAATGAGGGAACTTCAAACTGTATAGGGAAGTCTGTTTTCCGACAGTCCACATGCCAGTCAGAATAAATCTCTGCAAAGAAAGATTGTATTCACTATCATTTCTGACTTCAAAATTTTCTTTATCAGAACTAAGTTTAACAACATTTCTTAGATCCAATGCAATCCATTTACCTTCTTTATTAATAATTGGGTGGTTAAAAGGAGTAATATCCTTCTCAACATCGCTTAGCCCGTAAAGAATGACTGGTGTTAAAGTAACATAGTCATCTACGAAGGGTTTGATATTTACTTTTTCTTTTTCACGTATAAAAGCGTAATCGATTGCGATATACTTATTGATGTTATATAAAGTTTCAGTCTTGTCTAAGAGTCTAAGAGTTTTGAAGTCGTATGGTTCGGTGAGAATCATGTCATTTTCCTTTTGAAAATAGTGTGATTTTATATCATCAAAACATGCTTAAAGAGTTTCCCTTTTTTGTCTAGGAGTTGAACATGACAGATATTCTCAATGCAGCACCAATGGTGATCGATCAAGGTACACGCGATCTGTCTACCCGAGTCGTTCCCCGTGCAGCGCTGCAAATCCCGCAACACCTTCCTAAGCTTTTCATTTTTGCTGAAAAGGGTAAAGTGGGTCCGCAGTATGTTGACTTTGATAGTGTTTCTCTCACCCAGCTTTATGGTGATGAAACCTTCAATGTTAATAAGAAGTACTACACACATCAGTCTCCGTTCCTGCAAGCAGTTGCTTCTGCCGGTAACAACTGTGTTATTCACCGTCTTGTTGCTCCGGACGCTAAGGACGTTGCCAATCTGGCATTGTACCTTGACGTTCTGCCGACTCAGGTTCCGCTCTATGTTAAGAACAGCGATGGCTCTCTTGACCTGGATGTTAACGGTGCTCCTATTCCTCAACTTGATTCCAATGATGACCCAGTTTTGGTTGCAGGTCATAAGGTTGCTTGGGTTATCGACAAGACAGTCGCTAATGTTGGTGAATTCCAACGCGGTCTGTTGACACAACGTAATGGTCTGCAAGTTGCAGGTGCTGTTCAGTCTACTCAGTATCCTATTTTCGAATTTGCTGCTGCTGACGCAGGTGAAGCTGGCAATAAGCTGGCTGTTCGTCTGTTCTCTGCTCTGGAATCAGATATCGTTCCGTTCCCATCGAACATTCTGAATGACGGTAAGATGTATCCGTTCTACTTCCAGATGGTTAAGTTGGTCGACACACTGACCGGTAAGACCAATAGCGTTCTCAACAGCTTTGGTAGTCAATATGCTAAGTTCATTGCTCAAGAAAAGGGTACTGATCCTGCTAGTGGCGCTGTCATTGATCTGGAAAAGACCGTTACCGATCAGTATATCAATCTTCCGGTTGCTCAGTCCACGGACTTAGGTTCTGTTTTCGTTTACCACGAAAATCTGGTCGAAGTTCTGACTGCTGTTTACGATGCTGAAAAGGTTATCTCTGATTCAACTCGTGATTCAGTTATTAATAACACTGCACAGAATATCTATGCATTGAACTTCCTGTCGTTTACTAGCTCCAATGGTTCGCCGTATCAGACCGCTAAGCTGGTTGACCTGGTTGGTTCTATTCGTCTGACGAAGAATACTAATCTGTTCCTGTCTGGTTCTACCGATGGCACAATCAATGCAGCTCTGCTTGATTCATTGGTTGCCGCTGACATGGACAACTATAACAATAGCTTGCACGAGTATAACGATCTGGTCATGCATCCTGAGTCAATGATTTATGACTCTGGTTTCACACTGGCTACAAAGAAGACTCTTGCTAAGTTTATTTCTCGCCGTAAGGATACTTTTGTTGCTTGGTCAACATTTGCTCATGATGCTCCTTCGATTACTCTGGCTGACCAATACTCAGTTGGCGTTGCTCTGAAGACCATGATCGAACTGTATCCTGAATCTGCTACGTTCGGTACCCCGGTTATGCGTGGTATCATCTGTGGTGGTTCTGGCGAACTGATCAACTCCCTCTATACCAAGCGTGTCCCGCTGACGTATGAAGTGGCTCATAAGTCTGCTCGTTACATGGGTGCCAAGAATGGTGCTTGGAAGAATGGCTTTGCCTTCGACCGTGCTCCGTTGAGCATCGTAACTCAGTTGAAGAATATCGATGTTACCTGGGTTCCTGCTTCTACTCGTAACACTCTTTGGAGCACTGGTCTGAACTTCGTCCTGAACTATCAGGTCGGTACACAGTTCTTCCCGGCTATCCAAACCGTTTATGAAAACGATACTTCTGTTCTGAACAGCTATTTCACTGCTATGGCTATTGCATACCTGAACAAGGTTGCTCATGCTGCTTGGCGTGAATTCTCAGGCTCAATCAGCTTGACGAACGCTCAGTTGGAAGAACAAGTTAACCTATTCGTTTCGAATGCGGTTAAAGATAAGTTCGATGGCAAGTTTGTGATTCAGCCGAATGCTACCGTCACTGAGATGGATAATCTCCGTGGTTACAGCTGGACGTTGCCTATCAAGATCTACGCCAACAACATGAAGACCGTGATGACGACATACGTTGAAGCTTATCGTATGACTGATTTGGCTGCTTAATAGGAGAAAATGAACATGAGTCGCTTAACTGACGCCCTGATTACTGGTGCTTACACCAGAGACATTGATCGTCCTATTCTTGATTTGAAAGCTGGCGGCCAACACGGCTGGGCTCCTAATCTGACAGAATGGGTTAGCAATCAAGCATACGTTTCTCGTCCGCTGATTTGTATCCTTCTCGAAGCTCCGAGAATGTTCACCGTCATGCCTGATAGCCAGAAGTGGATCTCCAGCCTGAAAGCTCTGTTCGAGCTGCATGCTAGAACCATTGACGGTATGCAAGCAGGTCTGAAGGTTGACACTGAAGAGCATCCGGTTGGTGGTGCAGGCGAGCAGCAACAAGAAGTTGTGAACGTTACCCGTGAGCGTTCTACTCCTAAGTTTACATTTATCGAAAAGTATGGTCGTCCTATTCAGACGCTGCTTGAATACTGGATTCGTTATGGTCTTATGGACCCGGAAACCAAGTATGCGCTGCTGGGCACCATGAACAAATCTGAAGTCAAGGATCTCTTGGCTGACTGGTATTCGGCTACTTGCCTGTTCATGGTTCCGGACCCCATGCATAAGAAGATTGATAAGGCTTGGATCACAACCAATATGTTCCCGCTTGCAAACGGTGACATTACGGCTAAACGTGACCTGACCGGTTCCCAGGAAATGTTGACGCTTGACATCGACTTCTCGGGCATCTCTCAATATGGTCTTGGTGTTAACCAGTTCGCACAAACGATCCTGGATAACATTAACACTGCTAACGCTGATCCGTTCATGCGTCCTGGCTTTGTTAACAAGATCTCTGCTGACGTTGCTGCTGCTAACACGAATGGTTATAAGTCCTGGACTGAAGCTGTCGGTAGCACTGCCGTTAGCAACATGACTCGTTAAAACTCAAAGACTACTAGGGGAGAAATCCTCTAGTAGTTTTTTACATTTATTTATATGTAGTGATAAATAACACCTGAATAGAGGAACTGTCATGAATATTCAACCGCCTAACCCTGATATTGATTTGAACCGTTTCATCCATTTTGGTGATGAACCATTACCAGCACAGATGCCACGCACTATGCGTGATGTTCGTCAGATGCAAGCCATGGGTGGTTATAAAGATGACCCTACCTTATCACCTGAGGAAAATCAAAAACGTAAAGAGCAACTAGCTCGTATGGAAGAAGCTATTCGTAACAAGAAAGAGTTTACGAAATCTGTTGAACAAAAGAAAAGAGAAAAACAGCGTA